TGAGATTATAAAAAATGAATTAATGGTTTTACCACAAAATAAATCTTTTTGTCTGCAAGGAGTTGAAGAAATTGATAATGATCCATTTTTTGGTGTGGGACATATTAAACATTATAATCCATATAAAGAAACAGATTTTGTATATCCTAACTTTGATATTCCTCATATTAACTCTTTAATTAAAAAATTAAACATGTACAGAACCAGAGTGATGATATTGGAACCAAAATCTTGCTATTCAATTCATACTGATCCAACAAAAAGAATTCATATACCAGTTTATACAAATGAAAAATGTTGGATAATTGTTAACAAAGAAATTATATACCTTCCTGCTGATGGTAATTATTATGAGATTGATACTACACAGCAACATACGGCACTAAATGGATCATCAGAAAATAGAATACATATAGTTGGATTAGTAACATAAAAATATTTGCAGTTAGAATAGGTGATAAGTATGGTCCAGAATATGAAAAATATTTGGAAAATAAATTATCCAAGTATGAAATTATATGGATAAGAGAACCCTATAACCAAAAAGTAACTTTACAATGGAACAAGATGTGGGGAATGCAATTGGATATTGACGAACCAATTTGTGTGATAGACATTGATATTTTGTTGATAAATGACTATGAAAAAATATTTGAGTATCCTGTAAATCCTGGCCAATTTATTGCAATGCCAGGTTGGTGGAGAGATACAATTAAAAGTAACTATGTTATTAATGGTGGATTTTTTAAATACTATCCAAAAGATTGTCGTTATATCTTTGATAAATTTATGTCAAATATACATGGTTGGCAGAGATATTATATAGACAATAAAACCACTGCCGGTCCAGTAAATGGAGAACAATATTTTGTTGAAGATTCTGTTAAAGAAAGATTAGAACTTATTACGTTACCAGAAAGTTGGTTTACACGATGGGTTGTAAATGAAGATATTAATTATGGTAAGGATATGACTAAATGGCAGATTCAAATAACAAATAAATATAGAAAAATAACAGGAAATGATTATATTTATTTGGGTGGTGAATTTCATCCTGATATAAAATTTGTTCATTTTACACACAGAAACAACAAGCCACATGAATGGGAAGATTATAAAAATCATGCATAATTCTGTAGAGAATATAACATGGGAAGAAATTAAATTTATATGGGAAAAATATTTGTGGCCAAATAAAAAATCTGGAGTTAAACCATTTAATAAATGGACATGGAAATATCCGGGTAGATCTTTTGGTTTAAACTATGATATGAATGTATCTCCTGTTTTCTTTGGAATATATGAAGATGATAAACTTGTATCAGTCAACAGTTGTTATATGAGTAATGTTTGGGAAGATTCTATATATTTTAGATCAAGAGGTTTATGGACAGACCCAGAATGTCGTAGAAAGGGATATGCTTCTTTAATATTACTCGAAACTATAAAGTATGCAAAGGAAAATAATGGAACTTGGATATGGACGGTTCCTAGAAAAACTGCATTGCCTGCATATGAAAATGTAGGATTAAAACAATGGTCTAAATGGAAAAATGATTTAGAATATGGTCCAAATTGTATTGCAATAAAACAAATCTTATAAATATATAAAAAAAGGATACTTATATGGCCATACCCACAAGCAAATCAACATTTAAATCGTATTGCCTGAGAGCATTGGGTTCTGGTGTCATCGATATTAACGTATCAGATGATCAGGCAGATGATCGCATTGATGAAGCTCTTCAGTATTTTGCTCAATATCATTATGATGGCATTGAGAAAATGTATCTCAAACATCTAATTACTGAAGCAGATATTGCCCGAGGAAAAACAAATGTATCCACAATTGGAACTGATTCAGTAGATAATACTATTACTGATACATTTCTAGAAGGTAGTAATTTTATTCCAATGCCTTCTGCTGTTGTGTCAGTGATACAGGTTTGGCCGTTTTCAGGTATAGGTGGTGGTTCTAGCATGTTTGATGTTCGTTACCAGTTGCGCCTTAATGACTTATATGACCTATCCTCTACTTCTATTGTTGAGTATCAGATGGCAATGGGTAATCTAGACCTTTTAGAACATATTCTTGTTGGTGAAAAACCAATTCGATTTAACCAACATCAAAATCGTCTTTACATTGACGGAGATTGGTCAAATGATTTTGTTGCTGGTGAAGATTATATCATTGCAGAATGTTATCGCAAAATAGACCCAGCAACATTCACAGATATTTTTGATGATATTTTCCTAAAAAGATATGCAACTGCTCTTATTAAGCAACAGTGGGGTGCAAACTTATCCAAGTTCAGTGGTATTGCTATGCTTGGTGGTGTTACTATGAATGGTGAAAGTATTTATTCACAAGCACAGGAAGAGATTAATAAGTTGGAAGAACAAATTCAACTTACGTTTGAATTGCCAGTTAATTATATGATAGGGTAATTTATGGCGGTTAATAAACATTTTCATTCGCCTGGACTTGCTGCTGCCACAGCTGACCAACCTCGTGCTTGGCAATGGCGTTCGCACTTGCAAGTGGAGAAATCTTTATATGCTGATTTAGTTGCAGAAGCTATTCATCATAGAGGACATTCTGTATTTTATCTTGATCGTACATTAGTTGCAGAAGACAATGTTTTTGGCGAAGATGCACTATCCAAATTTAATAAGCAAGCTTCCATTGAAATGTATATGGAAGATTCTTCTGGTGGTTATTCTGGCGAACTTGAATTGATGAATAAATTTGGTTTGCAGAACCTTAGTGAAGCAACCTTCGTTGTAAGTAAGAAAAAGTTTCAAGAAAAAACAAAACAAATAGAAATAGAAACGGCAACAGACTTAACATCGTCTGGTTCTATCCAATTAGAATCTGGTACAATTGCAATTTCTAGTAGTGAAGTATTTTATATTTCAAATGAAACTGATGCAACAGATTTGGATAGGCCATTAGAGGGTGATGTAATTTATCATCCAACTTTAAAGAAATTGTTTGAGATTAATTTTGTTGACCACGACGATCCTTTTCATCAATTAGACAGCAATCCAGTATACAAAATGCGTTGTCGTACATTTGATTATAGTTCTGAAGTGTTGGATACAGGTATTAGTGAAATTGATGCAATTGAAGATGCGCTTTCGACTTCAAGTTCTGAATACCAGATTCGTCTTGAAAGTGAATTTACAGTAACAGTTCTAACATCAGATAATATATCTCTTACATCAGATACAACTAATGTCACAGCAGATGCAACAGTAGCTGACATAGAGTCTTTGAATGTAATTAGTGGTAGTATACTACTTGAAACTGGTAGTAATCAATATATTATAACTGAAGAATATTATATTGGTGATTATGTGAATGACAAAACTGCACAAAATGAATTGTTTGATAAATTAGATGATGCAGTCTTAGATTTTTCAGAATCTAATCCATTTGGTGATGTAGGGAGTTTAAACTAATGACTACAGGTCAAATAATTACAGCTGAACAATCACTATATGCCAACTTGGTTGCAGAAGCAATTCAAATTCATGGCCATGATGTTCATTATATTGATAGAACTATTGTAGCAGAAGATAATGTTCTTGGAGAAGATACACTTTCAAAATTCAGCTCTTCTGCTAAAATTGAAATGTACGTTGAGAATGCTGAAGGTGGTTATTCCGGCGAACTTGAATTGATGAATAAATTTGGATTGCAAAATCTGAGTGATATAACCTTCGTTGTATCAAAAAATAGATTTCAAGAATTAACAAAACAAATTACAATTGAAAGTGGTACGGATACAACAGGTGGTGCTATACTTTTAGAATCTGGAACAATATCAATATCTACATTACAAGGTGAAACATATTACATTCTAAATGAAACTGATGCAACAGATTCAGATAGACCATTAGAAGGCGACTTAATTTATCACCCCATTTTGGAAAAATTGTTTATTGTTAATTTTGTTGATCATGATGCATCTTTTAATCAATTAGATAATAACCCTACATATAAATTACAATGTCGTACATTTGATTATAGTTCTGAAATGTTGGATACGGGCATTAGTGAAATTGATGCAATTGAAGACGCACTTTCAAATGCAAGTTCTGAATACCAGATTAGTCTTGAAAATGCAACAATTGTTGGACAATCATTAACTGTAGATCGAACATCTTATACTCTTGATATAACTAATGTTACTGTAGATGCTGCAACAATTAGTACAGATGATGATCCAGCATCGTTTGGTGGTAGTATACTACTTGAAACTGGTAGTGATGAATATATTATAACTGAAGACTACTATATTGGTGATTATGTAAATGACAAAACTGCGCAAAATGAATTGTTTGATAAATTAGATGATGCAGTCTTGGACTTCGCAGAATCTAATCCATTTGGTGATCCTACATGATTAATAACAATATTATTATAATAAATAACTATAGGAGAATATAGATGGCAAATCAATCACTTGGAATAGGCGGCGCAGCAGACGATGGAACTGGCGATAATCTACGTATAGCTGCTGATAAAATTAATGACAACTTCTTAGAGATTTATACTCTAATTGGAGATGCATCGTCTTTGACGAGTGGTATTAGTGCAACTGCGACAGTCGTGACTTTAACTGCGCCAACAATTACAGGTGTAGTTGCTGGAACGCAAACATCAGCAACAATTACAACTCTAACAGGAACTACTTTTAATGCTGGAACTCTTGCATTAGCTGCTGGTTCTATTACAGATAGTTCTGGTGCAATTTCTTTTGGTAATGAGAATCTAACAACAACAGGGACAATTACTGGTGATGTTACAGGCGATGTTACAGGTGATGTTACAGGTAACGCAGATACCGCAACTACACTCGCGACGGCCAGAACAATTGGTGGAACCTCATTTGATGGTAGTGCTAATATTGCGGTAGGTTTATCGGCAACTTCAACTATATTAGCAACTGCAAGAACTATTGGTGGCGTATCATTTAATGGTTCTGCTAATATTAACTTACCTGGCGTAAATTCTGCTGGTAACCAATCAACTTCTGGTCTTGCTGCAACAGCAACAGCACTTGCTACTGCTAGAACTATTGGTGGAACCTCATTTGATGGTACAGCAAATATTGCTGTAGGACTTGCTGCAACTGCTACAGCTCTTGCGACTGCAAGAACTATTGGTGGAACTAGTTTTGATGGCACTGGAAACATTGCAGTTGCTTTGTCATCTGTTGGTACTGCTGTTACAGTAGCAGATGAATCAAGTGATACAACTTGTTTTCCATTATTTGCAACTGCTGCAACAGGTGATTTGCCCCCGAAGAGTGGTTCTAATCTAACTTTTAATGCTAGTAGTGGTTTATTGACTGCAACACTATTTGCTGGTGCGTTAACAGGTAACGTAACTGGTAACGCATCTGGAACTGCTGCTACGGTTACTGGAGCAGCTCAAACAAATATTACTTCAGTAGGAACTCTTACTGCATTACAAGTAGATAATCTTAATATAAATGGTAATACATTAAGTTCAACTGCTGGTACTGACTTATTAATTACTCCTCTTAGTGGTCAACAGATTGTTCTTGATGGAGCTCTTGTAATTGATGCTGGTGTAGTTACTGGTGGAACAAGTATTACATCAACAGCATTTGTTGGGAACTTAACTGGAACAGTCGCAACTGTAACACAAAACTCTATAACTACAATGACTGGTCTTGTTACTACAGGCGCTTTAGGTGCTGGTTCAATCGCTGCAGGATTTGGTGCAATTGATAACGGTACATCAGGAATACGCTCTAATACAATCACGGCAGAAACTGCTTTTGTTCCAGATGCTAATGACGGCGCTGACATAGGTACTACTTCATTAGGATTTAATGATATATTTCTCGCAGACGCCGGTAGAATTGTATTTGGTAATGACCAAGATATAAACTTAACTCATGCACACAATACAGGATTAACAACAAATGCTGACTTTACAGTTGGCGATGACTTATTCGTTTCTGGTGGTGTTATTGATCTTAAAAACACTGGTGCAGCTTCAAAAATATTATTCTATTGTGAGAGTTCAAATGCTCATGCACAAACATTACAATCACAACCACACTCCGCTGGAAACTCCTCTGTCTTTTTATTGCCTACTGGTGCTAACTCAACTTTAGTATCTTTAATTGCAGCACAGACATTAACAAACAAAACATTAACAGCACCTAATTTTACTGGTTCAGTTCTAAATGGTACAGTAGCAACTGAACATGGTGCTGGTGCAGTCGCAACAAGTTTTGCTCCAATAACTAGAAGAAGTACACTAAATGGTGTTATCACAACAAAAATTCATTTTGACCTAACTGCTCTTGGGGGTAAAGGTGGTACTGCAAATGATGTTATTGGTCTGCCAGCTGGTGGTAATGCATTTATCGGAAGATATGTAGTAGGTACGTGTGGTATTGTATTTAGAGCAGAACTAGCATGTATTGAGTTACCTGCTGTTGCAAGTGGTACACTTAATACAGATATTGATATTGCAACAAACTCTGCTGGTGATATTGAATATGATGCTGCTGGTGGTACTGCTAAATTATTTAATACTGGTGGAATGGTTGCTGGACAAGAACTGTCAAATATTACACCAGCAATAACTGCAAACGATTTCTTCTACTTAGTAGAGGGTGGTACAGATGCTGCTGATGCTGTATATAACGCAGGGCAGTTTGTACTTACACTTTACGGTCACACAATTAGTTAATAAGGAAAATATATTATGCTAGGACAACAATTCTATCACGAAAGTATACGAAAGGTTATTGTTTCTTTTGGAACAATGTTTAACAATATCAACCTTGTTCGTAAAGATAATTCTGGAAACATAAATCAATCTATGAAAGTTCCTCTTGCGTATGGGCCGAGAGAAAAGTTTTTAGTACGATTGAATGAAGATGCAGACTTAACTAAACAAGTTGCAATTACTTTACCTCGTATTGGATTTGAAATTCAAAACTTGGAGTATGATTCAGCAAGAAAATTAAATCGTGTTCAACGATTTAGAAAAGCTAAAGGTGCAAAAGCTAAACAGTTAGATACACAATATATGCCTGTACCGTATAACCTATCAATAGAACTATACATTATGGCAAAACAATCTGATGATGCATTACAAATTGTAGAACAGATTCTTCCATACTTTCAACCAGACTATACATTAACAATTAATGATAATGTTTCTATGGATAGTAAAAGAGATGTTCCAATTGTATTAAATTCTATTTCGTATGAAGATAACTATCAAGGAGACTTTACGACTCGTAGAGCATTGATATACACTCTTTCATTTACTGCAAAGTTTTATTTATATGGGCCTGTTACTTCTAGTAAGGTTATCAAGACTGTTCAAGTTGATCAGTATACTGACTTAGAAGTTAATTCACCTAAGAGAGAACAAAGACTTACAGTTACATCAAATCCAGAAAGTGCTTCAGCAGATGATGATTTTGGATTCAACGAAACTACATCTTTCTTTGAGGATGCAAAAGAATTTAATCCAGTATCAGGTTCAGATGAATAAAGAGTCTACGTTGCAACTTGATAAAACTTTAGGTGTTATAGAAAAGATTATTCCCGATTCAACCTATGTTGAAAAAACAACCGCTAGCGGTTATGAAAGACCGGCGTATTCTACTCTTACATCTATGGCCACTAAAAATTCAAATCTTACTAGTGAGGATGTTGACAATGATTATAAGTACCAAAGAGAAAATCTTTACAATCTGATTGAACGTGGTCAAGATGCAATTGATGGTATTCTAGAACTTGCAAAAGAATCGGAACACCCAAGAACTTACGAAGTTGCACTCAATGGTATTAAACAAGTTGCAGAGGTTACGGAAAAACTTGGAGAACTGCAAGAGAAGATGAGAAAATTGAAGGAAGTGCCGAACCATGCTCCAAGAACTGTAAACAACGCACTATATGTTGGTTCAACTGCTGAACTACAAAAAATGTTAAAGGAAAAGAAATAACATTTTAAATTGAAAGATAGGTTTATAAACAATGGAACAGAATTATTTAGGCAACCCAAACCTTAAAAAAGCAAACGTATCTCAAGAGTGGACAAAAGAAGAAGTCCAAGAGTACGCTAGGTGTATGAGTGACCCTCAATATTTTATAGAAAAC